GCTGACTCAGGACGGCATCGTCGTTGACCTCAAGACCACCCGCGAGGCAGACATCCTCGCGGACTTCTGGAAGTCGGTGATGTCGTTCCGCTACCACCTCCAGGATGCGTGGTATCGGTGCGGGATGGAGGCGATGGGGCTGGAGCCGCAGCCGCTCCGCTTCATCGTCATCTCCACTTCTCTTCCTCACGACTGTCAGGTCGTGACTCTGCCTGCGGCTGTGGTCGCAGAAGGTCGGCGTCTCATGGATGCCGCTCTGGCTGAACTTCGTCTTCGTGAAGACCTTGACTGGTGGTTGCCGGAAACACACGGCGAGGTCGTTGAACTCCAATTTCCGGCTCATGTTCTGGGGAGAATCTGAAATGACTTCGGTAATCGCAGAGTGGCCCGCAAGCAGCGGGCATCTCGACAAACTGTTTGAGGCCAAGAGCAAGGCGCTGGGCGCGATGAAGAACGCACCTCGCACCAGCAAGAGCCACTTCGGCAAGTACGCCGACTTGGCGACGGTCATCGACACGATCCGGAAGCCGCTGGCCGACAACGGCCTCGACGTGATTCAGTGCTTCGTGCCGTACGACGAGAACTACGTCATGCTGGTCACGACGCTGGGTCACTCGTCAGGGCAGTTCATCCGGTCGTTCCTGCCCATCAAGGCATCGCTCCAGCCGCAGCAACTTGCGGCGACGGCGACCTACCTCAAGCGGGTCGAACTCGCTGCCATCGTGGGGTGTGCGGCGGAGGACGAGGACGACGGTGACACGGCACAGCGGGCCGCTATCGCATCGGCCATCACCGACGAGCCCAAGATCGAGAAGGCGCTGATCGCCAACATTCGGGCCGCGAAGGACGAGGTGGCAGTGCAGAGCGTTCTCGGCCGCGTCGAGCGGGGCGTCGAGGGTGGGCAGTTGTCGGCCGCTGCGGCGGAGCGGGTGCGGCTCGTGGCCGCTGACTGCGTGGCGAAGTTCGCCAAGCCGTCCGCCAAGAAGGAACAGCGGGAGCCGGTGGCGGCTTCTTGATCGGAACTGGCAGGGAAGGGCCACCTCCTCAGCGGCACGCCGGATGCCGTCCTCCCATCCGGCACTTTCAAACCATGACTCCAGACATTCAACGCTACATCACGCTGGCTCAGGGCGTTTCAGCGCATGCCCAAGCGGAGACGCTGAATCCCGAGACGGCCGTGCAGTTTTGCAAGGTCATCCTCCCGGCATTGCTGGTGGAGATCGAACTGGCCCAGCGGGTAGACGCTCGTCTCTCGCAGATGTTCCCGGCTCCGCAGGCCCAGCCGCAGGAGTGTGCGGCGACCGTGTGCAGCAGCCGGTGGTCGGCCACGCCCTCCGACAAGTCGCGGAAGGCCAAGAAGAAGTCGGCCAAGCGTGCCACCAAGAAGTCCAAGAAGAAGGAGGGCAAGGATGTCCACGCTGCTTCGTGACTACCAGCGGTCTGCCGTAGCCGCCGTGTGCCGTGCCGCCAAGAGCGGTCAGAAGCGGATCGTCGTGTGCCAGCCGGTCGGCTCCGGCAAGACGGAGGTTATGGCGGAACTGTGCCGCATCGCACGCTATCCGCTGATGGTGGTGCCGCTCATCGACCTCATGCGTCAGGGCCGGGATCGCCTGGAACTGCGGCTTGGCGAGCGGTGCGACATCGAGCAGGGCGGCAACTTCGCGGAGAGCATCGAGGGTCTGCGGCGTCGGGTGATCGTCGGATCCCGAGACAGCCTGCTCTCTACCGGCCGGTACAAGGCGACGGCCTATGAGCGGGTGTCGCTGGTGCTGGTGGACGAGTGCCATGTCGGCATGACGCCACGCATGGAGGAGATGCTCCGCTGGTTTGAAGATCGCGGGGCGACCATCGTGGGCTTCTCCGCCACCCCGTACAAGGGCAAGGGCAAGGCGTTGCGGTACTGGCCCCGCCCGCAGGTCGTGTACTCGCTGATGGACGGCATCAACGACGGCTACCTCATCGGCCCCAAGTGCTTTCTCAGCGAGGCCAAGTCGTTTGACCTGACGCTGGTGGACGACGAGGCCGGATGCTGGAACAAGTCGCAACTGGCGGCGGTACTCACGGCCGAACACTTCGCCCAAGAGGTCACGAGCCTTGTGCTTTCGACCTACCGGAACCAGCCGTCCGTCATCTACGCCTGCAACCGCAGGCAGGCGGAACTGTTCTGCGACGTGTTCGCCCGCTACCAAGCGCGGGTCAGCCTCGTCCACTGCCGACAGAATCCGGAGGAGCGGAAGGCCCACATGGACGCCTTCCTGGCTGGCGACACGAAGATCATCGTGAACGTCGGCATCTTGGGGTACGGCTGGGATTTTCCAGCGCTCCGAAACATCTATATGGCCGCTCCGACGCGCTCGCTTTCACGCTACGAGCAACGTCTCGGGCGCGGAACACGTCCGCTTCCAGGCATCATCCGCCCAGAGATGAGCCGTGACGAGCGTCTGGTGGCGATTGCTGCCAGCGAGAAGCCCCACTTCAACATCTACGACATCACCGACAGCAGCCGGTCGCACCAACTGCTCAATGCCCTGCAAGTGCTGGACGCCAAGAGCAGGCTCAAGGTGAAGCGAAGAGAGCGGATGGCCGCATCGCTGTCGATGGAGGGCACCAGTGCCGTCGATGCGATCCGTGAGGCCGATGCCGTCGATCTCGCTGAACTGGAAGCCCAAGCGCAGGAGATCATCGAGAAGCGGAAGCGTCTCATCGTCGGCGTGAACTTCGACCACTCGACACGCGACCTGTTCTCCGAGCCGGAGGGCAAGAAGAAGCGTGGCTGGCGGATGATGTACGGCAAATACAAGGGCGTCACTCTCGACTCCATCCCGGAGGGCTACCTCTCGTGGGTGCTGGATGCACAGAAGAAGGAGACGCCGTTCAAGTCTGCGGTTCGGAGGGAACTGAGCCGCCGCAAGGAGAGCCCTGCGTCCCGGTAGGAGGCCGCATGAGCGAAGGATCGCCCGATGAGCGTTTCGTATCACAAATCGGCGTGGCAATGGCTGTGGAGCGGCTGCTTCGGGCAGGCTTCCACGTTGCCGTGCCCATTGTGGACGACGGCTACGACCTGCTGGCCTTCGATGTCCGCCGCTGCTGGCGCATCCAGGTCAAGGCGTCGTCGTCTCGCGGCGTCAATCGCTCCCGGATCCGCATCGGCAGGGGTCACGCGAAGCGGTCTGTCTACGACCCTCGCCACGTTGATGCGTTCGTCCTCGTCAACACACGGACGAGCGCCGTCATGTGCGTTCCCGTGTCGGAAACACACGGCAGGAAGTGGTTTTCATGGCTGGCTGCTGACAAGTGGTCAGACATGGGCGTCCTGCGGCAAATCAAAACACAGCGCTGTTGATTTTCTCGTATCGGTCAGCGCTCAAGAAATGAAAACGGTCGAGCCTAAACAAACCGCCCTGGACCGAATCGGGCGGCTGAGTGGTGACGGCACGAAATCCGGGCAACGGGCAGGTATTCGATCCTGCAACAACGCTACGTCCCGGTGGTTTGCTGAGGACAGGGCCAAATAAGGCCGTTCACCGCTACCCGCACAGGGTTGCTGACGCAGGGCTCCCGGCCCTTCTCAGCACGGAAGCGGTACGGACATAGGGAGCGGTGGAAAGATGGCGAAAGACTTGGTGCTTCTCCGGTACACGGACAGCAGCGGCGAGAAACTCGCGGCCATGTGCCGCCCGAGCGAGGGCGTGGATGTGCTGCGGGAGGTGATCGGGGAGGAGACGGACGAGGATCGTCAGTGGTTCTCGCAGGAGCATAAGTCGGCGGTGGTGATCGACACGAGCGGCACGGTGGTGGTGACCTCTGCGGAGGACTTGACGCTGCTGTCGTTCTGGTTCTCCGTCGCCGCCCAGTGGCTCAAGACGCACGGAGGTTGATGTGTCCGATTTCACGAAAGGAGTGGTGGTCATGGCTGGATTCATGTCGCAGGCATTGAGTGTGTTGCTGAAGGAGAACAAGGAACTGGTGGATGCCGCAAAAAGGCTGGGCGGGCTGGCCGCTTGTCGTCAGGAGACGTTTGAGCACAGCGTGGACTTGAACACGAAAGAGGAGTCGCATCGGTACGTCATCGCGTTCGCCACTGAGGAGGACGCAGAGAACTTTGCCCATGCCGTGTGGGACATCGTGGATTTGACAGCGGAGGAGGGCGATGAGTGATGGGCGTAAGGAACTATCGGCCTTCGCGGAGGCTTACGGCTTTTGCGCGGTGTGCTGGGGGCGAGAGTCTCTGCACATCCACCACTTGCAGCAGGGGGCTGGTCGCTCGCACGACCGCCGGAACCTCCTGCGGCTCTGCATGTGGTGCCACGAAGGCTTGCACTTCGGGGGGAAGCACGACCTCAAGAAAGGCATGCTCCTCACCGCCAAGCGAGAGGTTGACGACGCCCACTACGACCCAGCGTTCCTGGCTTCGCTGCGTCTCAAGCGTCATCTGGGCTATGAGCCGGAGCGGTATCCGGTGCGTGTGTTCGTGTTTCGCAGGAAGAACGGAATCCCGCAGGAGTTGAAGCACATGGCGATCAACAGCAGGCAGAAGGGCAAGCGTGGCGAACTGGAGGCTGCGGCCGAGTGGAACCGGCTGCTGCCGAATGCCCACTCGCGGCGGTCGCAGCAGCACAGCGGCACGGAGTCGGCCAGCGACCTCATCTCTCCCGGCACGCCGCACCTGTGGCTGGAGGTGAAGCGGGTCGAGCGTGGGCTGAACCTGCACGCCGTCATGGACAAGTCCCGTGAGCAGTGCGGGGAACTCTGCCCGGTGGTGCTGCACAGGCAGAACGAGAAGGAGTGGCTTGTGACGTTCCCGCTGGAGCAGATCAAGCGGTTCGTGCAGCAGGTACAGGGAGCGATGTGATGAACGCCCGAGTCATCGACTGGGACGGAGACGACAGCGAGGAGGAGGAAGTCCACAGCCCGATTCCGGACAAGGACGGCTGGGTCACTCTCAAGGAAGGAAAGAACGATGCGGGTAACGCTGGAGTGGTTCGAGGTCAGCCGAGCGGCGCTCGTGGGCGTAAGCCGAAACGTGGAGGCTCTGCGAAAGGGTCTGCAAAACGCCCGGCCCACAAACGAAAACGAGTGGCACGTCCACATTCTCGGCGCACTCGGTGAGTGTGCGTTCGCGAAGGCGACCAACCGCTACTGGAACGGCAGTGTCAACACCTTCAAGTCGGGTGGGGATGTCGGTGACAACATCCAGATCCGCACGCGATCCAAGCATTCCTATGACCTCATCGTCCGATCAGGCGACAGGGACAGTGACGTGTTTGTGCTGGTCACGGGTGGCCCGCACGAGTTCACCATTCACGGCTGGATGCCCGCTGCGGAGGCGAAGCAGCCGAAGTTCAAGGCCAACTACGGCGGATACGGGGAAGCGTATTTCGTCCCGCAGTCGGCGTTGCGTCCGATAGATCCATTGGTGTGCAAGGAGTGCTGACCATGAACGCCACGACGATGCAGACATACACCGGCAGGCTGATCGACCTCGCCCACTTCAGTGAGGAGGACGTTCGACTGCCCGACATCTCACATGCCCTGTCCCTCATCAACCGTTTCACGGGCCACTCCAAGTGCCCGTATTCGGTGGCCCAGCACAGCGTCATGGTGAGCCGCATCACGCAGCCCGAGAACGCCCTGTGGGGGCTGCTGCATGATGCCAGCGAGGCGTACTTGGGGGACGTAGCCACGCCGCTGAAGAACCTACTGCCCGGCTACCGGGAACTGGAGGAGCGGGTGCAGCGAACCATCGCCCGCGTGTTCCGGCTGTCGTGGCCGATGCCGCCCGACGTGAAGCAGGCCGACCTGCGGGCGTTGATGGCGGAGAAACGAGACTTGATCTCCTGCTCGCATGACTGGGGGATCGACGTGGAGCCTGAGTGCGGGCCGGTGAATCCGTATTGCTGGACGCAGGCGAAG